AGCCAGATGCCATATCTTTTCTTGCTGTAGACATTCCGCCTCCCATTTTTCCTACACGTCCACCAGATTCATATCTGTAGCCGTTTCTTACTCCATTTTTTCTCATTATTTTTTTCCTCCGTTATTCCTAAATATTTGTGTTCCCTTTATTCCGTAAATGCTCGCCACGACAAGGATCCACAAATTTGTAAACCACGACGGCAATGACGCGAAATGGTCAAAGAAAATTTTTACTTTGTCCATAGCAGTCGGATCGTCACTTACAACTGCCCAGGCTAAAATTGCGATTGGGGCCGAGAGGATTAATAAAACCGCCTCGTCCTTCCAGTCAGATTGCCTAGCCTCTAACAATTTACCTTGGTAAGCTTCCTTACCTTCAGCCATACGCGAAGCGTGCATAAGTTGTGCTTCACTCATAGCCATTTTCGTTTTCTGCTTGTTAGCGTAAATTTTACTTCCAGCAGAAACGGCTAATTTAATTGCCTGAAACCACATATTAGTACCAAGTAGCTTTTACAGGTTTTTTGTCGGCTCTCATTCTTCTAGTGCCTTTAACATCTACAACCTGTGATTCATTAGGGTCTGTAGCTTGAATTGTAACGCCACCAGTTTGGTAACCGTCTTTGCCGACTCCTAATTCTTTTGTAACTTTAGGTTCTTTTGTTTTTTTAATCATAGTTTCTCCTTAATTTAGGTTATATCTACTTTTTTTTAAAATTTCTACCAAAATCGTGAACTTTACTAGCATCAGACATCTGTTGTTTAGCTAATGATACTCCAGCTCTTAAATTTGCTAAATCTTCGTTCTGTTCTAGCTTAGCTTCTTGGTTTTCTTGGTTCATTAGAGCTTTCATCTTGTCTAAATTTAATCTTTCTTGACCTTCTTCTTCTTTTCTTTCGTTATCCATTGCTTTTAAATCAACTTCTCTTGATTTTATCTTCAATAATGGGTCACCAGCAAACTCACCAGTAATTTTTTCTTCTTCTTTAGCGTAATCTTCTTGCATTTCAGCAATTAATTGCGCTTTTCTAGCTTCAATAGCGTTGGTTATTTGTTGAACTCGTTGTTGTTGTTGCATCATCTGTGGATTTTGCATCATTCCTTGTGCCATTGCAGGATTTTGTGCTCCCATTTGTTGCATTTGTTGTTGTATCATTTGTAATTCTTGTAATTCTTCAACAAATTCTATTTGAACTTGTTCTTGAGCCATTAAACTAATGTGTTCTAATATATTCTTTTGCATTGCACCCATAACCATTGGATTATTTTGTACCATATTCAATCTCATAAAATTTAAGTGAGCATCTATGTGTGCTTTGTGATCTTGACCAGGGAAAGCTTGAAATGGTTTTTGTGACATAGATAAAATATGTTCTAATGCAGGATCCATCGGCATTGGTTGTGCAGGTGGAGGTAAAATTGCATTTACGTTTTTCACACCCAGCGCATCATACATTGATCTATATGCTTGATACAAATTATGCATTTGAGGATTTGATTGCGCCAGTTGTAATTGACTTTGAGCTATAGATATTCTTTGCGTCTGTGAGAAAATGTTTGGATCTGCTACAGGTAAAATATCTATTCTGTCATCGAAGTCTTGCATTTTAACTTCTCGTCTTGCACCTGGAACATCATATGGATAAACAGGTGGTAAATAAGTTTTAAAGACATTAGCTAATAATTTAAATTCTTCTTTAAGTCCTACATATAATCTTTTGTGAATAGCCGACATTACACGTGAACCACGTTCTAATAATGCTACTGTGGTTCCAACTGCAGCTTGTTGATTCATATCACCCACTTGCATATCAGAAATTGCTGCAAATCTTTGACCTGCAGAAACCACAACACCCATTAATTGTAATAAAGTTTGATCAGGTCCTTTGAAAGGTAAAGTCATAAACTGATCTTTAATATTACCACCAGGTGCATCTACATCTCTAAACTCACCAGGTTGTAATGGTTGTGCATCATCTCTAACTCTAATACCTCTGGATTTAAATCCTGCTGGTAAGTTAGCTAAAGTTCCTGCATCTAATAATTGTCTTAATGCTGCTGTTGCAGTTCTCGTTAAACCACCAATCATATGAATTAAACCAAAACCATAAAAACCAGTTCCTGGTAAAAATTTAAATTGTACAAAATAATTGATTTTGTTTTTTTTAGGATCTTCTGCTTTGTAATTTCTTCTTATAGATAAAATTTTATTATTAGCTTGAGCGACAGTTACAACATAAGGAAGTTTTATTCCTGTAGGCTCACCATCTTGACTCATATCTTCATAACCATCTAAATCTAAATTAGTATGAATTTCATAAAGTGTGTATTGATCTTCCTGACCATCTTTAGAAATTCCTTCTAATTCTAATTTTTTATCTTCTAATTGATTTTCTGTAACAGGAGGTGTTCCTAATTCTACATCTCTGTAAAATCCTGCGACTTGTTGTTTTCGTAATTCATTTTCTGAAATTTTAATAACGTGAATAACTGCTTCTGCATCTTCTAATGAATTTGCAGAATAAGGTACAATTAAATCATCTGCAGGTACGAATTTAGAAACCGCCCTACCTAAAAGATCGTCATAATAAACTTTCTTAAAGGTAGATCCGGATAGAGGGAGATAAAAAAGCATTTGGTCAAATTCTGGTTCATATTCTTTCATTTGATCCATAATTTGGTAATTCATAAAATCTTTAACACGTTTAGCTTGCTCTTCTTTAGCAACATTAACGTCACCTAAAATTTGAGTTCTAACCGGGCCATCTGATGGTAATAATTCTTTGTAAGCTTGTGCTTGAAACTGTGTAACTGATTCAGCAAGTACAGGGTGATTAACACCTGATGCACCTCTGAAAGGTTCTGTTCTTCTTTCGTATTTAAAACCTAAAAGTTCTAAACCATTTCTGTAAGTGTCTTCCCAATCTGCTCTTGATTCTCTGTATTCAGTATATTGATCAATTAATTTAGAACCTAAAGGTTCTAAAACTCCATCATCTAAAGTTTCTGCAAGATTTGCAAAGTGATCTTGACTTGGATCAATTTCTGGAGCGTTAGGGTCAAATGAAATTTCTGCTCCACCATCTTCAGTCATATCTACTTCAACAGGTCCTGTTGGAGTATCAACAACTTCTGCTGATTTTACAGTTTCAATTTCAACCGCTTTATTTTCAGGGTTATTAACTTCGTTAATATTCGGTAATGGTTTATCTATAGTGGCCATTTGGCTATTCTACCTTCTTTTAAATAATGATTCAACACCTGACTGGCTGATATCAGGTATTTTGATTACTGTCAAACTTACATCTTCAGTGACAGGGCCTCCATCGGCCATTTTAGTCTCTGGCTCACGTTTCAAAATTTCTATAATTTCATCTGCAGATTTACCTGCATCTTTTAAACCAAAAGCCTGTTCAATAGCTGCAATAGCTTCTGCTTTTCTTTGTAAGTTTGTATCATTGCCTACCATTTGTGCCATTTCATCAGGCATACCTGGAAACTTAACTTTAAGCGCCTCTGGTGTTAGTTCTTCAATAGGAAGTTTATTAACTTCTATTTGTAAACTTTGTCTGTAATAATCATCTGTCTTGGGTCCACCAAATTTTTGCATTGATGTTAATTCATCTGCTTCATCCGGAGTAAATAATCTTGAGTCACCCGACATCTCGGCTTCTTCGGCTTTCTTTTCTAAATATCTTTTTCTTCCTGGTTCTCCTGGTTTAGGATCTAATCTGCCAGCTTTGTAATCTCTAAACATAGCAGCTTGATAGTCTTTTTGTCCTTGCACAAATCTTTCAGCGTCAGCAACCGTTTCAAGCTGAGGTACACCTTCTCCATATTCTGCTACAAGATCTTCATACTCTTCGTCAGTTAGTTTTCTATTTCTCTCATTGAACTTTGAAAATTCAGAAGGTTCAATCTCATCTGCAGTCTTAAGTTGTCCTTTGCCTAATTTTAAAAGTGCGGCTATACCATCCTTAACAAACTTACCGCTTTTAAAACCTACTCTGCCGCCGTCAGCACTTCTGTATCTATCTTTTACAAGTTTAGAAAAAGGTAATGACGGATCTGATTCTAAAAGAGCTTTTTCTGCCGCTCTTCCTTCTCCATAATAACCTTCAACACCTATTTTTTTCATTAATTCAGCAATATATTCATCAAGTGATTGAAGGTCTTTTTTTGTTGCTTTGGGATCAGGTCCAAAGGTATATTTTCCACCACCTTCTTTTCTTTTAATATCTCTTACAAGTTGTCTTCTAATAATTTTTAATTTCTCCAGCATTTGCATATTTGGTGGACTCATTAGATAACTATCGCTTTGTGTTAAAACTTGAAAATCAGCACCAGGAGTATCATAACCTTTTCTTGTTCTTTTCAACGCAGTTTTAATTCCTTCACTCATTAATCTTCCAATACCACCACTTCTAAAACCTACTCTGCCGCCTGCAGCATATTTTTTCTTAACAAATTTTTCAAGATTACTAATACCACCAGCTATTCCTTCTTGTTCTTCTTTACCATAAGGTCCATAAATTTCTTCAGCTTCATACAATTCTTCTACTGTTCTACCCTTTGTAGTTTCATCTGCTGTTTTTCCTATTTGACCCATTGCTCTGGTACCTTCATCTGTATCAAAATATACAGAAGTTGTTCCATCACCCATATTGACATCAACCATAACGTCTGATCTTTCTGGATGGGTAAAAGTTTTAATTCTATCTTCTTCTTTGATTAAAGTTCCTTCGTCCATAACTTTTTTAATTACAGAGTTAAAAAAGTCTACACCTTTACTTGCAACTTGTTCAATACCTTCACGCGCACCTTCTGTTTTAAATACATTGACGTATTTACCAATAGCGGGTGCACTTGCTAAAGCCATTAATCCTTTTATAAAACTTCGTCTATTCATCTTTGTTAAATAAGTTGTATATCATACCTTCTTTGTTTTGATAATTTTTATATGCATCATATCCAGCTAATCCAGCTCCTAATACGACTCCAGGTAATCCTAAAAATCTAGATGCTCCTGCAATCGTTCTTGGACTCATACCCATTCTTAAAATTTGTCCTGTAATGCCTGGTCTTGCTGCACCTACATTACTTAAGTTAAAATAATTCTTTGCACCTTCTAACATAGTTCGTTTGGGTGCATTTCTTACAACTCCAGAAAGTTTTGATAAGGGTTCCATTAATGCAACACCTAATGCAGGTCCGACTGGATCTGTTAGAATGTCTGTGGCTGTTTCTCCTTCATCTAATCTTTTTCCTGCAATAGCTCCTTCATATAAACCTGTAACTAATGGCGTTCCAAAAGTTGTAAGCACAGGTCTTAGTGCACCACTAATACCAAGCGCGGATCTGATTCTACCTTTTCCTTTTGGTAAAGGTCCTCTTTCACCAACACCTCTAGCTGTTCTATAAGCTCCTGGTATTTCTTCTGCAGCA